CACAAATTTTATCGTATAAAGTCTCCCCTAAAATCTCCTCCAATCGTGTGCGCTGCGCGTCTGCAATACAAGGAATGTAAAGGTCGATGTCGATATTACCCCCTAATAGGGTGTTTTTTGTAAGTTCGTTTTCTTTTAAAAGTATAATAGTTGCCATAAATTACATGTCGTGAGGCGCGATGTACGCTTTAGGGTTATTTGTTGGTAGGATTTCGCCTGCTTTTCTCGCTTCTGCTGGTGTAATTGTCTCCGCAAGTGGGTTGTTTACATCCGCTCTTTTACGATACGTTTCTCTAATCCAAAAATGTTTACAAGTTCCGAAGGGAAATGCCTCACTTTGTAAGCCTCCGCCTTTCCAAAGGAAGATATCATAAGGTTGATTCGGATTAGGGTGCATTCCAAAGCCAGGATTAACGTTTCTTTGGCTCATCATTTCGATGTCCTCTTTACGATATACCTTATTGGCTTTCATCATTGCTTTACAAAATGCACGCTCGGGCGATGGATTTCCGCTATAACGGTACCGACTTTTAAAAAGCGCGCCATCTTGATAACTTTTTGCGTTTGGTCTTGCCGTTCCTGTTGAAACTTTATCTAAAGCAACGCGCATTAATTGCGTACTTACTCCATTCATGCGATCAAGTTCAGCGTCAAGCTCGGCCTCTTTTTCATAGTCAACCGCTTCGGAACTTATAAGTTCCCATTCGTTTAAATCGATGTCCTCTCCTAAGTCATCAAAGCCTTGAGTTGATAACTGCGTAACCGCTGCGGCTTGTTGCGAAAATAACGCTTGAGCCACTTGTGCAGGAATGTTTAAGAATTGAACTAAGAAAACAATCGCTTGCTCGGTTGTTAAAATACCCTCTTTTACTTTTGCAAAAATATCAATCGCTGACGCAATTTGCGCTCCGTTGTAAGAAACGGCCGCGTCGCTTGTTGCTTTGTCAAGACCTGCATTTGTTGCGTCTGCAATCGCTAAATCCTCAGCTCTTAAACTCTCAAATTGTAAGTCCAAAGTGATTCCGTTAACGGCAAAAATCTCCATCAATCCGTCAAGTATAATCTCTTGCTTTGGTCTAATTACGTTGATCATTAACTCCTCAAATCCCACTTTTATTTCCTCAGCGTTTGAGCTAAATCCGCTCGATTCTTTTACACCTACAAGCATTGGCGATGTAAGTTTGTGAGCCGTGCAAAGTTGTTGTCTTGCCTCAGTACTTAAATATGCATATTGCTGGTGCGCGTCGCTAACTTCCAAAGCGGAGATTGTGATCTCGGAATCTTTGTTGTCGTTCCAATTTAAAAAGAATGCGCCCGCGTTTTGTGATCCTGTTAAGTGGTTACGGATTTGGCGTGTATTCTCTTGGATTGTTTCAATAGACTCTTGTACTCCAGCGTTCATGTTAATGATGTGGCCGAAGCTCAACCCTTTTTGAATGTGGTTGATTGAGTAGTTTGAAATTTCCTCCTCCATTTTCGCCCAACTTATCCCCGACACATATGAAGGGTTACTATAATAGAACTGCCCAACTTGGTAATCACGAATGATGTAAATTTCTGAGCGTTCGCCCATTCCTTCGCCATAACCAAATGCGTCGATTCGTTCGGGCTTATATTTATTTACGTTTGCAAAGTCGTAGCTATAATAATACCCTGTAATATCTCCCTCCTCGTTTGCGACTTCGGGAGCAATGCGTTGTTTGGCTACGTGAAAGCAACGTTGAATTTTGCCGTTCACATATTTAACCTCGATTGAAGCCTCGCCAAACATCTCGAAATCCTTGCATATTTTACGCAAATCTTTTTTAGAAACGAGCGAAATAATCGCCGCCCATTCTGATGGCTTGCGTGCTTTGTCTTTTGAGGTCAATCCTTTGCCATAAATGAACTGCGAATAACTATCAATGATTGCCGAGTTTGTTGGCGATCCGTTATAGGCGTCAATAATGACTTGATAAAACGAGTTTTTGTCTCCATTTAATACCCACTTTTTACCCGACACCTCTTTAATTTCGGGGCGAATGTAATTCGATAGGTTTATAATCTGTAATTTTTCCATAAAATTATACTTTTAGAACTCCGTTATTGAGTTCAAAATTCTCTAAGTCAGTCTGAGCCGTTGCGTAAGCCTTGCCTCTATAAATTAATTCGTCATCCTCGTTGATTGTAACTTCAAACGATTGGCCCTCTTTCATGATTGGCTCATCAAATACCAATACTAAAACATTGTTTTGGTAATATACGCCAGTAACGTCGATTTCGTGAGTGATGTCTCGCGTTTCATCACGCAATAAAAACGTGATTTCGCCACTATTGTAGCCTCTTGGAATGCATCGGAATTGATAAGGCGCAGTTAAATTGAATATCCACATACTATAATAACTGAAATTTGTTGTTTTGTAACAAAAAACGCCCCTTAAAGGAGCGTTTAATGACAAAACTATGAAAAGAATTAAGAAACAACGTCTTCAGACACTAACGCATAAAGCGCAGTTATCATCGCTGAATTTAAGAATGGAGATAAGTTAGACTCCTCAGCAGCAATAGTCAAAGTGTAACCGCTTAAATCGGCACCTGCTCCACCGCTTACTTTTGTGCAGTTTGACATTGTGCCATTAGTGGCACCAATTAACATAATATTTCCATTGTAGTCTTCAACGAAAACTTGAGGTCTACCAGCGCAAATCAATTGGATTTGAGCTTGCAAGTCAGCACCTAATTTCGGAAGCGTAACGGCCAAAGATTGGGCGTTTAAAAATGTTCCGTTGTCCTCTGAACTTGTACCAGTTTCGGTCAAGGCGTTTGTTGTAGCCTTTACCTCGTATTTGAAAACCTCAGCAAGGTCTCCAAGATCGGTCAATACTTGAGCTGCAATTGTGTAACCATAATCGGCATAATTTGCAAAATACAAATTTTTAATTCCACCGCGTTGGTCTTTGCAACCCAATAATTTACCCTTTGTTATTAAACAGGCCATCTATTTTTTAGGTATTTAAAACCGCCCGAGTTAACGAGCGGTCTTTATTAGTAATTAGTCTAAAGTCAAGTAAACAATTTCCTCAGCGTTGTAGTATCCAACACCAACGTTGTAAACTACTTTTCCGCGAACTTTACCAGTCAATAGACCGATTTCGTCTTCGTCTACCATAGCCACTTGGTTGTGGTCAGCAGTCAAACCAGTAGCGAATACTAAGTTTTTACGCTCGTAGATAACAACTGTATTTGCAGGCAATCCGTTTAATACGGTCAAAGTGTGACGACCAAAAGTTAAAGGGAAATCAGTGTTACCATTTCCGTAGATTACTCCTTGAGTTGACAAATAGAAAGCATAGTATTGAGCAACGTCTGGAGAAACTGCTACGATTAACTCTTTATTTCTCAAAGCGATTGGCACGGCAGCCAAAGCAGGTTTCAAGTATTTAGCCAAAACGTTTGACTCAGTTACGGCAGCGTCAGCAGTTGGTTTGTTTACATCTGCGTCAGCAGCGAACAAAGTTAAGAAACCGTCAAAGTTTGTGTCTGATTGCCAAATGTCAGTCTCCAATTTCTCACCGATAGCACCCAAAACTTCAGCTTGGATTGCATCCATAATGTCAGAAGGAGCAGTACCATTTGCAGCACCTGCGCCCATGATTCCATCAGACCAAGTAGCACGGAAATCTTCTTTACAAACGTCAAAATCATTTTTGAATTTGAACGGCTCGATTAAGTTTTCGTTTAATACGATTGTCCCAGCAGGAGCAAATCCGCAAGTGTATGCAGTTGTTCCGTCAGTATAAGCGATTTTACGCAAAGACAATTTGTAGTTTACATTTTCAGCGATAGTTACCGCATTTTTTTCGATAGTGTCAATCGTTTTGAACGCTTGACCAATAATTACGCCCGCATCACGGCCAGCGTAGTTAGAACTTACAGTTGTAGTTGTAGGCATTAGTTTAAGTTTTTAAGATTATTTTGAATTTTTTGTGTTCTTGTCAATTTGACATTTGAATTAGAAACCTCTTTTACTTCGGGTTTCGCTTTTGTTGAAGCCTTAACCTCAACTTGAGAAGTTTTAACCTCAGCGATTTGTGAGCTTAACTCAGTTCTAACCGCTTCGATTTGTTTGGCTACTTCAACGCTCATTGATGTAACGATTGATTTTACTAACTCAGCGAATTGATCCTCTTTGGACATTTCAACGTCAGCCTCAACAGTTACCTCAACTTCGGCCTCAGCCTCCATTTCTTTAATTTCGGCGATCATACCTTCCTCGGTAATTACCAAAATTCTACCGTCTTCAAGTTCGTGTTCTCCAATTGGAGCAGGAACTTTGTCTCCGTTTTCAGCCACAATAAAAACAGGTTGCCCCGCTTCAAATGATTCAGCTTCCAAAACGGTAACACCATCTTTTAGCATCATGGTAGCCATTGCAACTTCCACTTGCTCAGTCTCGCTTGATAACTTTACCGAAGCGAAACCGTCTTTTATCGCGTTAACGATTTCATTTAAATTCATACTATATTCACTTTTTAAATTTACTTTCTCCATGTCAAAAACCCCATCAATTGAGAAGCCTTTTACTTTGCCTGTCTTAACGTAGTTGTTCCAAATGTCCTCGTTGTTTACTTTCATAGCAGCAAACCACGTCCCGACTGGCTCATTAAATCCGTACATCGTTGATTTATCGTGTACCTCGTCTTCTTTTATCCACGTCTCAACAAATGTCACATCCTCTATTTGTGTACCCGAATGCTCAATCGTTGAGTTGTTCTGATATCCTTGACGACTGAAATTTTGTTGCACTTGCTTAATCGTTTCCGCAGGGAATACGATATTAAATTCGTGGCCATCTTGGTTGCGATAAATTGGTTGGTTTGGTATTAATACCGCGCCTAACAAAATACGCTGCTCCTCGTTTATGGTTGCGAGTTGTATCTCTTTTTGTTGTGACAAAGTGATAAACTGCACTCCAATTGCTGGATCGGATACGAGTGAAACGGCGTAAACGCCCTCGTTATCTTCTTCATTAAACATTACTTTGTAAGTGTCCATACCCTAATAACTGATTTTTAATTGTTTGTTATAAACTTTTTTTCGTTTTCAATTTTTAAATTGAAATACTTAACGCTTTTTTCAACTTTTAAATTGACTTTTTACCCCCCAAGTGTTGCGCTTTGAATAATGTTACGGTCTAAACTTTGGGCCGTTGTCACATTATTTGCAACGACATACGCTTGCACTGGTGCCGCCTCTCGATTACCTATTGCGCCCGCTAATTGGTTGACACCTGTTGAGCCAACGACGTTGAATTGTGGAGCGTTTGTCCCCCCTCCAGGTGCGCTTGTTCCACCGCCACCGCTTGCTCCACCGCCACCGCCTGTAATTGATGCAGCTTGCCCAATTCCTGCTGCTAAAATTGATGCAATGGAAGTTCCTGCGGTTATCTTAGTTAACGCTATACTTTTTGCAGTGATTGCCGCTTGCGCTGCCCACGCAGGATTTGGAACAACTCCAATAAATGCAGGAACGGAAGCCAAAGCAACCTGTGCCGCTGCTATACCTTTTGCAGCTCCAACAACTACGTCGGCAATTGCTAAACCCTTTTGAATAGCTAAAATACTTAAAGCTAAAGCTTTGTTTTTTCCTGCAAATTGCATCAATATATTAAGTCCTGTATCTAAGGCTGCACGCTTTGCGTCTTTTACTGCAATATCTAAGGCTTTTTCTTTTTCAGCAAATTCCTCTAATTGTTTATAAGATAAATCTTGAAATTTTAAATTTACATCGTTTATCTCGTTATCTCTTGCAATAATTGTATCAACAGTTGAAATTCCAGCAGCTTGTAAATCTTTAATTTGCTGCTCATATTTTTTATTTATTATATAAGTTTCACGCTCTTGATCAGTCATCAAAGCTAAAAGATTTTTTTCTCTTGCTTCTTTGTCAATTTTAAGTAAATCGTCATATTTTTGCTCGGCATCTCTTCCTAAATCTTGAGCTAATTTATTTCTTCTTTCAGCCTCTTCTTTTGCTAATTTTTCACGCTCTAATCGGTCGGCTTTTTCTTTATCGCTTAATTGCTTGCCATGTGCAGCTCGCAAAATGCGCTCGTCTTGCAAGGCTTGGTCAAGTTTCTCTTGATCGTCTTTGTATAGCTTTTGCTTATTTTTTAAATTTTCAAGCTCTAAGGCGTATGTGTCTTTGCCGCTTGCTTTTAAAACTGCTATTCGGTTTTCGTTGTCTTTTACCAATTTAGCCAATTGCTCGGCTGCCGCTTCGTCTCTTTGGTTTTGACGCTCTTTGGCTGCTCCTGCCTCGTAATTTCCAACGACATCAAATCCTTTTTTAATCTCCTCAATCGCCCCTTTAAAATCGCCTGCAATCAATTGCCCTAACGCTTTAAATGGTGAAAGTATGTAGTTTTTAATTACATTACCCGCTCCGAATGCGTACTCTTTTAATTTATTGAAAACATTACCCACGTTATTAAGTGCAGGAAACGCCTCTTTTGCTGCGATTACAATATCCTCCCAATTCGCTGCAATAGTTCCCAACGCAACGACAAGTAAACCGATACCAGTTGCACCGATTCCCGCTTTGATTCCTTTGAGCGCGTCAACGGCTACTGCCTTAAGTTGTTTGAATGAGTCTCGGCTTTCGCCTAACGCTTGCAATCCTTGCGATAAAGCCATCGCGCTTTGCACTTTTAAAAGGGATTCCTCTAAGTTTTTGTTTTCAACGCCTGCCAAATTGAGCGCACCTTGATACGCTGAAAACCCAGCAGCAACACCCGACAAAGACGAGGTCAAAGCCTTAAATTTAGCGTCGGGATTGAACGCGTCAGTCAACGCCTTAGCGTCTCCGATTCGGTCTTTAAGTTCTCCCGCTCTTTTTGCAGCCTCAATTGCTTGAGCTGAAGTTGCTCCAAATTTATCGGACAATGCTGCGACTTCAGCTTGCGCCTCTCTAAGTTGTGAGCGTAAAGAGCCAACCGCTTGGTCGACGTTGCCTTGTACTTTTATATCAATTACCTTCTCTATTGCCATTTGATTGCCTTTTTAAATAGTTGTAAATAGTTGCGCGTGTATTCATAACGGCCTTTTGCAATTGCAATAGTCTCGTTGTTCTCGTATTGCTCAGCGATTTGGAGCATTTGTAATATATTATTAAGCATTTTGATAAACTGGTATTTTAACTTCGGTTTCTACTCCATTTAAATAGTACTGCAACGCGACTGAGTCTTCTCTATATACGCCCGTTGTGTTCGCTGAAATTGTCAGTTTTAAAATTATGTCCGTGTCGTTGTTTGATGTCAACGGATAACTTAAAAAACCACCCGACGCAACAACATTATAATAGTCGTAATCGATTCGATACAATTGCACCTCGATATTTTGGGCCGTGTTGTCAATCTCTAAACCTTGGATGTTTGAGTATCGTCTTGCAACGGCTCCTTGAATATCTCTAAAATCATTAATCAACTCAAAATCGACTGCGCCTGTTGTGAGGTCGGTTGTCATTGTGTTTATTAAATAGCGTTTATTTGATACCACAATTCGGTCGTTCAATTTTAACGATGTCAGCCAATAGGTGTCGAGTTGCGCCTTTGCTTTTATAACTCGCGTTCTTTGGTTGTAAATGTTAAAAATTGAGTTTGCGTAATACTTTTGAAATAATCCTGTTGGCGCGCTACTCAAATGCCAAGTTGAAACCTCATCGCCCCAGTTAAGTGTTTGCAAATAGGACAAATCCGATCCGCCTAAATTAATTTCGTTACTAAAACGCGGGTATTCGGTATTGGTGTCAAACGAGGTGCCATCGGTATAATATATCGGATCGCCTAAAAATTGCGAGCCGTTGTAATACAATAGCACTGGCTTTGGAACATAAGGTTGTAAATTTATATTCCAACAAGTAGCCGTTAAAAAGTTCGTGTCGGTTGTTCGCTCCCACATGATGTTTTCAAACGGCAATTTAACCTCGTAATTTGTAGTATATGCCGAGTTAGGAT